GTTGTTCCGATAAGTCAAAAAGCGCGTGGTTTTGCGTCGGAACGCGCTGCGACTTCGGCTTCGTTACCATGCGCGGATCTTCTTACCGGACAGGCGCGACGAACGCTTCGCGGCGTTGGTGATCGACGCGCCGATCTTGCCGCCGTCGCTGCGGTTGCACTTGACGTGCGCGGCGCCGACGTTCGACCGATCGTTGGACCCGCCGCGGTCGTACCCGACGATATGCCCGACGTCGAACGGCTGGCCGGGGTACACGATGCCGCCGTACTGGCAGTCGTTGACGCACGGCGAGGGCAAACAGGCTTTGACCGACGGCCGGTACCGGGCGGAATACTTCGCCCAGTTGTTCGCCGCGTGGTTGCCGCTCATTGGATGCCACGGCGACGCGAGCGGGACTCGTGTACGGCGTCCATATCGGCCGCGTTGACGGCGTCGAGCATCCGGCGCCCGGCGTCGACCCACACCCGGCCGAGAGCGTGCATTCCGGCCGACGTCGTCATAACGGCGACGAATCGAATCTGTGCGGCGGCTCGTCGTCGTGTGTCGAGGGCGTCGAGCGTGTCGGCGCGGTCTGCGCATTGCTCCCACTCGATCGCGAGGGCGTGCAGTTGCTTCGATATCTCGCGTGACTTGACCGTTTCGAGGTCGTCGTCTTCGGCCGCTTTTGGGTTGGTCGTGTCGTGTCTGGTCATGCTGCGCCGTCCGATCGGTTGATGTGGTCAGGGTCGACGGCGTAGCAGTCGATACAACGGCCGCTAACGGCCGCGTAAGCGTGAGGGGCACCCGATACCCGTCGAGGGCATGATTCGGCAGTCTGCGCCCCGGTCAGGGTCGCGTCAGCGGTGGTTAGGTCGTCGCCGTAGGCGTCAATCTTGCTTTGCGAGCCGTAGGCGAGTGCATCCGACGCACGGTTAAGAACCTGATCGTTTTTTTCGACTCCGTTGTTAGTGGTTGGGTTGAAGGATGGTTCGGGTATCGCTGGCGCGGCGGGGGGGGCCGCGCTGGCGCGGCGGGGTATCGCTGGCGCGGCGGGGTCGCATTTGGCGTGCGTGAGCATGGTTCGGCGTGCCCGATCGAGGGTCTTACCGCACCCGATACAGAGCATTCGATGCGCGGTCGTGTGATCGCAATTGGGCGGGCACTTGACGAGTACGCGGTACAGGTTCGGCCGGTCCCAATCGGGAGTCGAGCGGGTGCCGCCGTCCTGCGTCGCCCGGTGGACTTCTCCGAGCTTTTCGAGGGCGGTCAGGGACCGTTGCACGTTGACGCGAGATACGTTCGCGTAGGTGGCGAGAGTGCCCACGGCGGGCCATGAACCGCCGTCGCCTTCGTGGTTCGCGATCCCGATGAGCACGAGTTTCGCGGTGCCGCGGGCGCGGGAATGGTGTAGCACGACGGCCAGGGCTTCGACGCTCACAGGATGCCCCGAACGATGCCGCGGCGAAACTCTGCGAGCGATCGCGTGAGGAGCTTGTCGATACACGTCGGGCACCACATAGGGCCGTGATCCAAGTCGCGTTGCGTGCGGTTCGAGTACGCTTCCCACTGGACACGGCGAGCTTCCGAACGAGTACCGGCGAAGATGACGCCACATTCGGAGCACTGGACACCGACCGGGTCGGCGGTCACGCGGCGACCGCTCTCGTGTCGAGGTCGGCGGCGAAGAACAGGTACCCGCCCGTCGCGGGCTGGCGGTAGGCGGGGGTCAGGGTCCCCGCGTCGACGCGAGCGATCACGCCTTGACGAGTCATCGACAACCGGGCGGCGACTTGCGCGGTGGTCAGCATGTCGTCGAGCATTAGGCGACGTCCTGCGCGTCGCGGATCGTGCCTAGGCTGTATTCGGCGTAACTGCCGACGGTCTGACCCTCGACGCGGTAAGCGGGGATGGTGCGGGCGAGGTTCGCCCATCCGAACGCGATCACGGTGCCGAGTCGGTACGGCGGGAGGTCGTGCCCGTTCTCGTCGGCGAGAACATAGACCGTCGAGCCGATCGGGTAAGTGTGCGGGTGCTGGATCGTGTCAGGTGCGGAAGTTGTCATGTGACTACTTTAGGACTTTTTATCTGGGAATGCACAATCCCCCACACGAGGGACTAGCGGTCTAGGTGTTGTCAGGTGTAAAACTTGCTACATGACAACAACGCAAGGGCACGCGGTGCCCGAATTCACCGTCGCCGATCGACTCCGTAAAGCACGCGAAACGGCGGGACTCGATCAGTCCGAGTTCGCGGCCCGCGCCGAGATTTCACGGACAACGATAATCAACTACGAACACGGCCGACGAGTGCCGCGGGCGGTGTACCTGCGCGCGTGGTCGATCGCGTCCGGCGTCGATCTTCGGTGGTTGACGACCGGGCACGCCGACGACGGCGACCGGGGCGTATCTGGCGCCCCGGTCGCCGCGTAGTCGTTCGCTGTGCGCGATCCTAAGCGACGTGACGGCCCGCGTCGGCGTCGGTCAGTGCGGCCGTAGCTGCGGCCGGGTCTACCGGGTGGGACAGGGCGAGCAGCGTCGACAGGCGAGCGACTTCGGACTGTAGGGCGCTCGTGTTGCCGTTGGTCTGCGTCTTGATCGTCTCGATCGTTTCGCCTTGCTTGCCGAGGGCGTAGAACGTGACGACACCCGTCGTCGCGATCCCGAGCACGGTCGAGACGAGTTGAATCACGCTTGCTTGAGCTTCGGTGTTGTCGGGTCGGAGCAGCATGATAAGCACGACGCCGACGAACCCAACCAGGGCGAGGCCGACGAACGCGAGAGTGACGGCGGTTTTATTCATGGTCAGCGCCCGTTCCGGTTGAGCCATTCGGCGGTGATCTTGTAGAGCGCATGGATCGTCTTCGGGCCGGGGATGCCGTCGACGATGCCGTCGTATCCGTAGGCGCCGCCGACGATCTGCGCGATCGTCCAGAACAACGGGCCGGGGATGCCGTCTTCTTCGGTCGACGTGCGCGGTTCGGCGCCGCGTCGCTCGTTGAGGATCGCGGCCTGTAGCTTCGCGTGCGCAAGGTGCGTTTTCGGGCCGGGGATGCCGTCGACGTCGCCGTCGTAGATACCGCGGGCGGTGCCTTCGGACTGTACTTTCTCCCAGTAGATCGGGCCGGGTTCGCCGTCGAGTTCGGTCGCGGTGTATCGCCCGGCCGCGCTGGCGCGTACGACGGCCGTCGACGACCCCGGCGCGTGACTGTGCGCGTTGATCCATGCGATCGGGTCGACGACCCCGTACCCGCCGATCGCGCCGCCCATGCTGGAGCTGACCGTCATGCACAAGTGACGGCCGCGGGCGAGAGAACCCGACGAACCGATATCGCCGAGGTCGGCGCCGCGGGCGATCGTCGACCCGATCGTGTACGGCGATTCGCGGGCCATGTGCCGGTACCCGCTGAACTTGCCGTCGGCGTGCTGGAGAACGGCGGTATGGCCCATCGTCGACGAGTACCAATCGGACACGAGGACACCGTCTGCGATCGCGTAGACCGGCCCGCCGCCGTCCGGGTGGATATCCTGCCCGCGGTGCGGGTTGGGCCGGTTGTAGGTCGCGCCGAACACGTCGCCGAGGTCGGCGGGGTTGTAGGTGAGTTTGTACTGAACGTAAGACATTGTCGGGGTTTCCTCTAGTTGGGTGCGGTGTAGGTGTCGCCGTAGTAGCGGCCCGACGAGTCGGTACACAATGCGGCAAATTCGGCCGCTTCGAGCGCGGCGACTTCGCCGTATGTTCGGCCGGATACGGTCAGGTCTTCGATATAGATTCGGTACAGGATCGACGACGGGTGGAGGAATCCGACCGACGCCGTGACCGGGGCGCTACTGCCCCAGATGTGGGCGAGAGCAGCCACGGCCGACGGCGAGGTCGGAGTTCCGGTGAATCCTGCGGCGGCGGCGGCTTCGCGCTTCGGGGCGCCGAGGGCGGGCAGTCCCGCGGTGGCACCGAACCCGGTCGATCCGAGGTCGGCGGCGGGGTAAGAATCTGTTTTCGCTGTATCGCCGTAGAAGTCGATCAGGTAGATTGCCGTATTTTCGGCGACGATGAGGTCGAATACGGGGGTACCGCCGCCCGCGCCCGCGGTACGACGCGTCGTCGAGCTAATCCGTGAGATGTAGTAAGAATTGCCGGGGTTCGCCCCCATATAGGTTGCGATCGCGGGGTCGATATCGAGCCGAGAATAAACGCCGTTGCCGATCGCGGCCGTTTGGTCGACGATGCCGTGCAATCCGCCCCGGCCTGATCGTTCGAGAGTGATTTTCGCGTCGGGGTCGGCGGTGGCCAGGGTCGCCCCGGTTGTCGTCGTCACGCCGGTAAGCGCGTTCGATTGCTTCGCGGCGATATTGACGAGCGGTTCGCCGGTGGCGGGCACACCCGCCGACCATGCGGCGTATGGGTGCGTCGGGTCGAGCAGCAGCAGCGCGCCCGCGTCGGGGAGCATTGCGTCGACCAAGTCGACGCGGGCGCGGGTGGTCGGCGGGTTGACGCCGGGGACGGTTATGAAAGTGCCGGGCATTAGTTGATCCATCCTTTGAGGGCGAGTTGTGCGTGTATTTGTGCGGCGACTTGCGCCGAGGTTGCGGCCGAATAATGCACGGCGTCGTCGGCAACCATGATCGACGGCGGGAGGGTGTCGCCCGCCATGTTTGCGAGGTCGGTCGCCGTCGGGGTTATCCCAAGGTCGTAAATGCATTGGGTGACGAGGTACCCGCGGATATCGAAATAGGCGTCGGGGTATAGCCCGGCGAGGGTGTCGTTTATTTTGAGCACGGCCGTATGATTCGCGTTGCCCGTTTTTTCGGTCGTTGCCGTTGTCGTGCCGAGCACGAGCACGCGCGGGCGTGTCGCGGTCAGTCGGCCGACGGCGGCGACCGTCGCGGTAATCACCCGTTCGGCGATATCCCCGGCCGGGGACGTGTACCCGATATCGTTTCGACCGCCGAAATACACTTGCACGTTGCCCGCGTGCAGGTCGCCGGGCGCCGAGTAGAACGGCGTCGGGTCGGCCAGGGTGACGGCGTTACCGTCGGCGGTGCGGGTGAATGTGACCGTAAGCGCGGCGCCGTCGCGGTGCAGGGCGCCGGGGATGCCGCCGAGAGTGCCGACGCAATCCCACGCGCGGTCGAGGCGCCATGCGATCACTTCGGCGACGTCGAGGTCGACGGGGCCGGACGCGGGAATCGTGCCCGACAGACGAATGACTAGTCCACCTTGACGGAGACTGATTTCGTCGGCGCTCTCGCCCGCTTGCCCGCCGTTGAACGTCGTACCCGCGGCGAGCAGCGTCGCAAGCACGGCGGGCCATGATTCGGTGGCGGGGTCGACGGCGGCGTACGGCCATCCTTCGGTGAGGGAATCGCCCCAACACGCGATCGTCGAGGGGTCCGAGACAACGGGCACGACGGCGCCGCTACTGGTTCGGGCGGTCAGCTTCCGGGCGGGCGAGGGGTCGACGGGGACCGGGGCGGGCGGGTCGAGGTAGGGCTGTAGGCGGGGCGCCCAATCTTCGAGGGTCGAGTCGGGGACGCGCCCGTCGGCGTCGACGACGAGGTCGGTCAGTCGGCCGTTATCGCCGACGAACCCGCCGACGGCGGCGCCCTCTGTGATGCTGGTCAGGGTGCCGGGGACGGCGCCCGCGGCGATCATCCGGGTTGCCCAATCGTCGATGGTGGAAGTGAGCACCCGGCCGGATTCGTCAAAGGTGAGGTCTGTCACCCGGCCGTTATCGCCGACGAATCCACCCGCCGCGGGGTTGGGGCCGTCGACGAGCGGCGACCCGTCGAGGGCGCCGGTGACGACCCCGGCGTCGGCGAGTTTCGCGTCGACGGCGGCGGCGGCGGCGTTGACGGGCGTCGCGTCGGCGGCGAGTATGTCGACGATGAGCGGGGGAACGGCGAGGGCGACCGCGTCGGCGCTGCGGTTGAGTAGCTGCGAGAACGTCGGGTCGGTGTCTGCTTCGCCGTAGTGATAGAACCCGTCGGCGTCGGTGTATCCGTTGGTCATAGGGTGCCTAACTTGTCGGGGTGTAGTCGGTGGTCGGTGCGGCGCCGGTGTCGGCGAGGGCGCGAGAACGTACGGTCATCGTCGCGGCGGGCAGTGACCATGTAACGGCCGATGTGACGCCGCCTTGAACCGGCGTTGACGGTAACGCGATCGTGAGCGGGCGCCCCGGTGTCACGTCGTAGTCGCTGATCGCGGTCAGGTCGATTTCGTGCCCGCGGGTGCGCATGGTCCGGGCGATCCGATTGGCGGCGCCGGGGCCGGGATAGGGCCGGTTGTAGGTGATGGAGTACAGGCGGGGCGGGCCGGGCGGGAACCATGCGAGGTCGTAGGCTTTTTGGGTTGCTCCCGCGGCGTCGGACCATTCATAAGTAACGATCGCGCCGGTGTAATATTCGGCGTCGCGGCTGATCCTGTCGACGGCCGTTTCGATGTTCACCGACGAGTCGAGGACAACGGCCGACCCGGCCGGGGTCGGCTGGTCGGCGTGCAAGTGCCACACCCGGAACTCGTCGCACCATAGGCGGTAGCCAAGCTGTTGGACCATGCCCGCGGCGTAGTCCCACGCCGACACGCCGGGGCGCCACGGCCAGTCGAGGCGATCCCACGACGCCGACGCGGCCCCGGCGTCGACGTCGTCGAGGGCGGCGGGTACCCGGTCGCGTAGCGTGCCGAGGAAGTCGGTGCGGCCCGAGATGGTTTCGCCCGCGTACAGGCTGTAGCTGTCTTGCATGATTGCTTCGTCGCTGGCGAGGTCGAGGGTGACCGTTCCGGCGTTGTGGTCGATTTCGCGCGAGCGTAGCCCGAGGTCGAACGTGCGCGATATCGAGGGGCGATAGGGGGCGCCGGGTGTATCCCAGTCGTGGAAGTTCGCGTCGGTGATGTTGGACACGTCGCCGGTCGATTCGGTGGTGACCGGGGCGGGGCGCCCGCCGCCGTACCGGCTGGTCATATCGGCCAGGGTGTCGACCCGGCCGAACGTTTCCGACGTTTCGACGAGGGCGCGGGTCGTCGTGCGCGGGTCGAGGGCGACGAGTTGCGCGGTTGATTCGGCCGGGCATTCTAGGACCGCTTGCGCGTACGGCGCCCATCCTTCGTCGAGGGTGACGTCGCCCGACGTCGGCGTGATGACGAGCGGCGGGACCGTGTCGAGGGTGACGGTCGCCGCGTGCATACTCGTCATTCGAGGGCCTGAAAGTCGACGGTGACGATCCAAATATGCCCGGTCGAGGGGTCCAACTCCACACCGACGCGGCCGTCGACGACGTAGCGCATATCGGCGCCGGGGCGGGTCGTGTCGGTCAGGGTGAACACTTCGGCGAGCTTGTGGATTCGTTCGCACTCCAGCGCCGCGGCGTCGTCGCGAAATAGCAGGGTCAGGGTGCCCGATCGCGGTTCGGCGGGCCGGAGGGTGATGATCGGTTCGGGGTTGGTCAAGAGTCGATGCACGATGTTCTGACTTGCCGAATCCCACGAGTACCCGACGGATAGGTCGGGGCTGATCGTCGCGGCGCTACTCGTGATCGTGAGCATTACAGAACCTCTTTACCGTTGCGGTCGACGCCGATCACGCGCACCTTGATAGAGCGGCGTTTGATTGCTGACATGACCTTGTCAAATTCGCGGGTGTCGGCGTCGACCTTGACGGACGGGCCTTCCATGCTGTCGGGGACGTTCGCGGCGAGGTCGGCGGTGAACGTTTCGCCGCCCGCGGTGCCGAGCTTCGACCACACCCGTTCAAGGTCGGCCTGTTGGTCGAGGGGGGCGTTCACATAGGCGTCGAGCAGCGGGGCGGCGTCGGCGCCGAGAGTTTCGATATATCCGAGGGCTTCGGTGTTGAGGGTCGACGAGGCGATCGCGACGTTACTTTGGTAGTCGGTGATCGCGGCGGCTTTAGCCTCAAAGTTGGCGACGTACGCGGCGAGGTCTAGCCCGCCTTCGTCGTCGGCGAAGTCTTCCCACGACCCGCCCGCGTCGAGCAGACTCGATTGGATAGATTCGGCGTACGCGGCGGTCGCTTCGCTTTTGGCGACGAGTTCCGGCCCGCCCGCTTCGACCCATAGTTTTTCGGATTCGGCGGCGGCGTCGGTGCGGTCTTTGACTTCTCGGAGACTGTCGGCGATACTGCCCGACGCCGCGCGCATGTCCTGTTCGGCCTTGTCGGCATCCGACCCGAATGCCTTCGCCCACGACGAGCCACTATCGCGGCCGCGGGCGTATAGCTCGTCGTTTTTCTCGATCATTTCGTCGAGGCCGTCGGTGTTGCCCGCGTACGCTTCGGCCAGGGTGTCGAGGGGGACCGCGGCGCGATCGGCGAGTACCGAAATATCTTTCAGGTTGTCTTTACTCGTGTCCGTTTCGACGGCGAGTTCTTTGATCTTGTCGGCGAGTGCCTCAAAGCTGACCGTGCCGGTCGACCCGGCGTCGATCATTTCGGTTGCGAGGTCTTGAACCGACGTTTTCCATTCGTCGGTGGTTTCGACCCCGGATTGGAACACGGCCACGGCGGCGCCGATCCCGACGGCGGCGATCAGCCCGGCCGCTTCGCCCGCGGGGCCGAATCCGGCGAATGCCTTCGATGTGAGGTCTTGGAACGCGCCGAGGATCGAGTCGGCCGACCCGTCGAAACTTGACGCCGTTTCACCGGCGACGCTCGACGCTTCGTTGCGCATGTCGCCGAGACTATCCGCGGCGCCGTCGGTGCCTTTTTTGACGCCGCCGCTGATGTTGTCGCCGGTTTCGACGCTGACTTTTTTGGATGATCGGGCGAGGTCTGAGAACGACTGTTCGAGTCGTTCCGTTGACTTGCTGGCGTCGCGGGTGCCGTCGTCGACGCCGTCGGCGAGGCCGTCGCCGAGCTTGTCGCCGCTTTTGGTGGCGTCGCGTACGACGTCGTCGAGGGTGCCGGACAGGTCGTCCAGTGACCCCTCAACGTCTTTTACACCCTTGAGGAACGGTTTCGCGTTCGCGGTCATGTCGAGGGAAATACCGGCCATGTTAGAGCTTCCGTTCGAGTGCGTCGTACATGGTTTTTACGGTGATGCCCACCCATAGGGCGGCGAAACGTGGCACGAGTCGGCCGATCGCGGGGAATGCGACGTGCCCTTGTTGGCGGCGCGGCTTGAGTTGCTTATTCAACATTCGGGTGTAGTTGTATCGCTTGCCGCGGTTGCTCGTCGCCGAGACTTCGCCGCGGTGCCACGTCCCGCCGAACTCGATCGCGTGCCCGATATCGACCGGGGCCGCGCCGCCGCTCATCTTCTTTTTGGATTGCGCGGCCTTGAATTTCACCGTCGTTGCGGATACGTCCATGCGCGCCCCGCTAAGCAATACCTTTTCGTCGAGGTGCCCGTTCGCGTTGTCGGCGAGTTCTTGCCGCCATTCGGGCACGAGCTTGTCGCGGGTGGCCTTGTAAACGCGTTTGCGGGTTTCCGGTTCCATTTGCTTGAGGGCGAGGACCGTGCCTTGTATTTCTGCCGACTGTTGCGTGTCGATTTGTAGCACGATCCCACCCCCTAACTTAGAACATTGTTTCGATTCGGGCCCACGGCCGGCCTTGTGTGTCGGTCGAACGCGCGTACTAGATAGCGACCGGGAACGTCGGGACGGGCTTCGTCGAGCCGAATGTCATCGACGACTCGTTGAAGTTGTTTACCGGCCCGCCGATCGTCGGCGCGGTGATCGTAATTTCTGATGTGACCTCGAATACGCCGTCGGCGTGCGGCTTGTAGGTCAGGGTCGCTTCGAGTCCTTCGTTCGCGAGTAGGAAGTTCGACAGGCTGCCCGCGTTTTCCCAGTCCTGAAGGACGTTCATGGTCGCGGTCCATGTCGACGCCGACGTCGCCGACAGGCTGGCCTCAAGTGACCCGCCGACCCACGTCGACACGCTCGACGACGGGACGTACGCGCACGAGGACACATGACCCGAAAATGAGTCGGTGCCAATGGTGACGGTAATGAATTTCTGCATCCGGGCAGTGGGTACGTTTTCCATTGTTCTAGTCCTTCGTGTCGATGGTGTTAGCGGTGAGGCGGTAGGCGGGCTGGTCGAGGTACGTCGAGCGTTCGGCGCCGGTCCATGCGACGAAGTCGTACGCGTCGAGGGCGAGGATCACCTGATCGAGGTCGTCGTCGAGGTCGTCGTCGGGTTCGATCGTTTTCGGCTGGATGACCCATATCGCGAACGTCGACAGGTACGATCCGGCGTAGTTCGGCGCCGGTTCGGTGTTGGTGCGGATCACCATAACAACGGGTCGTTTCGCGTCGGGGGCGTCGAGGGTGCGCGGGCCGACGACTTGGTATTTTCTCGGGAGCTTCGCGACGAGGGCGGCGATCAGGCCGCGGCGCGAGTTCACCGGATCACCGGGCGCCCGCGCTTGGGCCGTAGTAGCGCCTTGATATTCCAGTCGAGGGGGAACACGGTTACGGTCAAGCCTTCGGCGCCGAGGTTGTCGCCGCCGCCGGTCTTCGTCGCGTTCCATATCGCGCGGGCTTGCATAAGCTGCGCGAGTTGGTACCCGACGGGGATCGCGGCGCCGTCGGCCAGGGCGGGGGCGAAGTCGAGGCACGCTGTACGGGCGGCGGCGAGCAGTCGGGACAGGGTCGCGTCGGACTGCGGCGCGTCGGCCCACTCGTTGCGGGCGTCGTCGATGGTGGTCCATCCGTCGTCGGCTTGCACGACGAACGCGAGCGGCGCGTAACGCGATCCGGTCGCGGGCTGGAGCCGGATCGACCAAATACCCGCCGCGGCGAATGTCGGCGCGGTGGTCCACTCGACGTCGATCGACTCCGTTTCGGGGTCGGCGGTGACGGTCAGTACGGCGGGGTCGGCGAGGCCGTCCGGGGCGTGCAGGGTCGCGGTGATCGTCGCGTCGGGTCGCGGGCCGACCATGCCGTCGGCGTCGAGAAATTCGACGAGCACGATACCCGCGGGGGTGTCGCTGGTCCAGAACGGCCCGAGGTCTTCGGCGAATGGATTTACTGGCATTGCACGCGGCCTCTCAAAGTTTTTAGAACATAAGTGTGAAAAAAGGGGGGGGTAGTAGCGGGTCACTTAGGGGGGGTCGGCCGTTAGGCGGCGACTGGTGCCCTCTCAGGGGGTGAGCGTTTTTTGACCCGCTACCGTTCCGGCCGGGGCCGGGGATGGACCCCGGCCGGAAATTTAGATACCGGGCGTGACGAGGGCGAGCGCCTTCGCGTCATGCACGACGGTCGCCGCGTACCCGAACACGCCGGGGTCGATGCCGCCCCGGACCATGTCGAGGCCCTCGACGCGGATTGGGACACCGGCGAGTTCGTGACTGGTCGCGGCTTCTTTGGCCCCGACGAGAACTTCGCCCGCGGCCAGGGTCGAGTGAGGGATGACCCGGAAATTTTCGATGGTGCCTTCTTCGAGGCCCATTGCGGCGTTGAGGTAGGTCAGGGTGTCGTCGTTGCGGGTCAGCAGAATTTCGCGGTAGTCGTCTTTGTTGACGACGGCGAACGACGGGATGCCGCGGTCGATGATGGACAGGGCGCCGTCGACGATCGACGTCATACCGGCCGACACGCTGGCGGGTACGGTGCCGCGGGTGACGGGCTGCGCGGCGAGCAGCAGGTCGGACAGGGTCATGGCGTCGGCTTGCTGGTCGTAGCTCTGCGTCATGCCGCGGAAGTATCCGTCCCAGAATCCGGGCACGTCAAAGTCGCGGTATTCGCGGCCGACGCTGTGCGCCCCGGCGAAACGTTCGGCGGTGACTTCGTACGATTCGGTCGTCGGGACGTTCGACGGTACCGGGTTGGGGAATCCGGCCCACGAGGACATCTCGGGTTCGACGAGCCAGCGCCACCCGGCGACCTTGAGCGCGGTCAGCGGGCCGGACCCGATCAGCGGGATTACCCGGCGCTGGAATGCGCGGCCGTTCCACAGTTCGCCGAGCCACTGCGGCAGTCCGTTGATCGCGCCGCCCGCGCCCTCGATGGTCACGTCGGCGAGGGCGGCGAACAGGGATTCGGCGCCGCCCGCGTCGGCGGCGACCTTCGCGAACAGGCCCGAATCGCCGGTCGCCTTCGCGCGGCCGAGGGTGCGGGTCAGGTCGACAAACGACATACCCGCGGGCGTCGCAGTGCGCGGGGCGAGGGTGGTCGGCGTCTTCGCGGTGCGGGCGGTCAGGGTGCTAGCTCCCATTGCTTCGGTTCCATTCGGGTCAGTTGATGCGGGTTCGGTGACGGGGTCGGGTTCGGTGATGGTTTCGAGGGTTTCGATCGTGGTCGTTGCGCCGTCGACGGTGGTCGTCGTTTTGGTCGTGCGGATCTGGGTAGACCCGTCCGGGGCGGTGAACGATTCGCTCGACTCGTCGACGGTGACGACGGGGCCGGTCGCGTCCGGGTCGGGCACGACGGCTTCTTCGGCGGCGGCGTAGAGTTCCACGTCGGCGGCGTCGCCCGCGTCGGCGGCGAGCAGCGTCGCCGACGGGAACGCGCCCTGACCGACGAGCGCCGACCCGAACAGGGCGCCGGACACGAGCGCCCCGGCCTTGAGGACGATGTTCGACACTTCGGCCGAGAGCTTGCGACGCTTGCCGTTCGGGTCGGTCGCGTCGGCGAGGGCGGCGTCTCCCGCGGCGGTGCGGGCGACGGAGAACGTCGCCATAATCCCGGCGTCGGTGTCGGTCAGGGTCGCGGCGCGGCCGATCGAGGCTTCGCGGGCGTGGTCGGTGTTGAGTCCGACGATGACCGGGTCGGTCGGGATCGACACGGTACCGCGGGCGATCGAGAACTTGCCGAGGTCGGTGTTTCCGACTTCGCCGTAGGGGAGCAGCAGACCCGAGATGGTGCGGTCGTTCGCATTTGCGAGCAGCGTGCCCGCGTTGATATGTACGTCAGCCAAGGTTTAGTCCTTTACGGTCGGGCCGGTCGGCGCGGGCGCCGTGGTTCGGAGTTGGGCGAAGTCGAAACGGATACGCGTGCCCGCGGGGGTCACGTCGTCTTGGGAGAACCGGGCGGCGATCGGGTCGGACCAATACGACAGGGCGTAATCGGCGATCTCGTTTCGGGCGCCCTCTTGTGTCGAGTAGGTCAGGGATGCCGTCGACAGTGACCCGTCGAGGGCCGCGGCGGGCAGGTTGGTAAAGTTCGCGACGTCGACTTTCACGAAGTTCCGGCCCTCGATCGCGAGTTGCGGGGCCGTTTCACCGTGCGTGCGTAGCTCGATCGCGTAGGGGGTGAACGACACCATGCCGTTTTTGTCGTCGCGGGCGGCTATGTAGTCACTGACAAGCGTTTCCGCTTCGCCTTCTTCGAGGCCGTTGTCGATGGTTTCGTGCAGCTCGACGAGCGGTATCGGGCTTTTCGATCGTTTGACCCAAGCTTCTTCGAGCAGCACGGCGCCGCGTACTGACCGGGTCGCGAACTGGAGCAGTCCCTCCGACGGGCCGGGGATCAGGATGACGGCGTGCGCGGCGACGGGTTCTTTATCGACGAGGATCGCGCCGTCGGCGTCGATTTCCCACCATTCGAGGGGGATTCTGTCGGCGGTGATGATCGCGCCGTCGGCGGCGTCGTTTTCGCGGGTCAGTCCCCACAACGACCACCCGGCGAAGATCAGGTCGTCGATCGTCCAGAGCATCCGGTGCCAGGGCGAGAGCAGCCCGTCGGTGCGCTGGAGCCACGCGGGTTGTTCGGGTAGCTGGGCGTCGGCGTCGAGGGCGACGAGGGGCACCGGGGCGATCTGCCCGGCGAGGATCGCGCGGGCTTTGACAACGGCCGGTAGCGTCATTGCTTCGGCGCGGGTGATGTGGTCGGATTCGGTGCCGAACACGTCGGCCCATACGATTTTCGACGGCCCGCCGACTTGCCACGGCGAGATGATCGAGGTACCCGCGGCGCGCTGGCGGGCGGTCGCCGTCGTGTCCTGTAAAAGCTTGAGTGCTGTCCGTATTCCCACGAATGTAACTATGTGGTCATTTGGCGACATTCACCGAATCGTCGGTGCTCGTGCGGCGTGTCGGACGCGGTACTTTTCGGCCGATTTCCGGGCGGTGAGGTCGCCGGGATGCACGTTACTCGCGTGCGTCGCGGCGATTTGGTGGCCTTCGCTGCGGGATTCGGCGGGCCGTGTCCAGACAACACACTCCGAGCAGAACACGACGACGCCGCTTGTTGATTCGTCAAGTGAAATAGCCATGTTATGCCGCCTTTTTTGCAATGGAATGAGCCGAAATAATGCGCGTGTTGCCGCGTTTTTCGATGGTGTCGTACGTTCTGAGCGCGATATTCGCGGCGACGAGCGGCGCGATATCGACGCCGTCGGACTGGCGGCGCCCCCACGCCCACGCGTTGTCTCCGAGGTCGCGTTTTACGACGCCGGACACGGCCGAGTTGAGGGGCGGCTGATCGAAATGTCGGAGTCGTTCGTTCGTGATTTCTTTCATAAACGACGCACACATCGCGCCGATATCCTTGTATCCGATCGGCTTACGGCGCGGCGCCGGACGCTGGCGGGCGAGGGCTTCGGCTTCGACGAGCACGGCGCCGACGGTGTCGTGCCCGATCGACACCCGGAACTTCGACGAGAGCTTCGCGAGGGCGGGCACGAGCCATTCGGTGCCCGGATCGTGCTGCAATACCTCGACGTAGGCGAGTCCGTCGATGCGCCACGCGGCGACGATCGCGGCGCTCGAGCCGTTCGGGTTGACGTCGAACCCGATCGCGAAGTGTGCGGGCTTGCGCATGAACTCGTCGAGCTTGCACGCGCGCCATTTGACCGAATCAATCGCCGATTTCGAGTAATCTTCGGGCCAAATTCCGAGGTATTCGCGCATGAATTGCGGTAACGGGAGCTTGAGAAAACGTTTCTTGATGATGCTCAACCGGGTCAGGGTACCGATGCCAGGGTGCGCGGCTTCGATGATTGCTTGGGCGCGGTCCCAGTCCTTTTCACCGTTCGGGTTTTTGAGTTGGTCGACGGCGGTATCCTGCGGCGCGGCGAACTCGATGATGCCGGTACCCTCGACGCCGGTTCGGCCTTCTTCGAGGGTGTCCCAGAACAGGCCCGAACGGTGCTCGCCCGCGGTACCGGCGACGATGAATTGCGCGCCGATGCGGGTGTCCATTGTGGGCAGGATGCCCGAGAGCAGGTCGGCCGATACGTCGGCGCCGTGCTCTTGCGCTTCGTCGACGATGAGCAGGTCGCCTTCGTCGCCGCGGAACGATTCGCCCTTTGGTGGCACGACTTGAAACAACGACCCGTTGGTGAACTCGACGACTTGATGCCCGGCGCCCTTGAGCACCCGGAACCCGCGTTCGTACTCGTTGGGTTGGACCTTGTCGAGCGTGCCCGCCATGTTCAAGAAACGATCGCGGGCCTTCGTGCCCGACTGCGCGGTGAACAGCACGACGTAATCGTCGCGGGTCTTACACCGGCCGAGAGCGATCGCGAGTAGCGCGGTGGTCTTACCCGCTCGACGTGGCACGCATAGGCCGACGGTCGAGTACAACGATTCGCCGAACTCGTCGTGCGCGTTGATCGCGTCGGCGATTTTCCATTGCTGCGGCGTCGGCTCGAATCCGAGCAGCTTCGCGCCGGTCAGGAACTCGTG